CTTACGGTCATGCCTGACCATGATGGACAAGTTCCCTAACTCACCAAAAAGAAAAGATGTATATAATCCATGAGGATTATAGTCTATCTTGCCCTTATAACCACGCGGAGTACGGATAACTCCGTCACAAATCAAGATTCTAGCAGGTTTTCTTTCCCAAGTCTTATAGACGAAGGAGAGATTGCTGTTAAACCTTGGTTGGTGAAGAATTAACGGAACGCGAATACCAGCATCCTTATTCGAATCAAAGGGAACAAAAGTATGAAACTTTCGCTCCAATGATGCAAATAAGTATTGCACCGTATTCCTTAGAGGAATACCAGTATAAGCAGTCCATTCATTCAATTGGTTAATGGTGACCATGATATCATATGGAGAGTCCAATTTTCTCACGAAAACTGGACGCACTGGTTGGCCATAAAACCAATCAGAGCCACATGATTCACGGAAAGGACCTTCAAAGAAGGTCTTCTCAGGGTTGACATTAAAATTGAGTAGTTTTAAAGTGCGGACAACATTGTGAAAGATTCCTCTATCACAAATGAGGTCATCACCAAAACAAGCCCAAGGTTTCTGTCCTTGTCCAAAAATATTTGAACAAGACCTGAGAATAGCGGCAAAGATTATGGTTTGCAAGGGGAACGTAAAACCGTTACCCATTGTAGAGACCATAAACAACGGCACCTGCTTACCATCGATCTCAGTAGTATGAGAACGCAAAAGCAAAAGCAGTTCAAAGAACCACTTAGGCAAGAGCATCTCACACAAACGGAGAGAGATGGAATCCGAAGCAGAGGATAAGTCAATAGTGGCAAAAGAGCCATCTAAAGAACCAATCCTAGCCATGTCGTGATTGATTCGAGGTTGTGTTTTTAAATCAATACCGAAGTATGATTTAAGACGCGACTCAAGAATCGTGGCGAGTCCGAGCTGATAAAACATATTCAGCGACGGCTCAACACAAATCATACGACTTGTCGCAGCAGTTTTAGGGACGAAGCTGCATCTGCTACCGCTCACTACTGATGGACTCCCATACTTCTCGTAGCGGTGGCATTCCGCTTCGGAGAAGGATGGTATCCACTCAATGTAGCGTTTGTACTCATCGTACAAATAGGCGGACGTGGTAGTCAACGGTGATGCACAGTATTTCGTATAAAACGAAGTACCAATGCTTCCAACATTGACACCTGGACCGGGTCGACCAGATCGTAAAAGATCGAAAATCGACTCGACCAAGGTCTCACCTCCTGGATGAAAGAAATCGTCGAGAGTCTTTTGGATTTCTCCAAAGACCATTCGATCGACTTCCCATTCAGGGTGAAAGTACCAATCTTTACATCTGTTGTTAGCAGACATAAAGGCTTGTAAAGCAACAGCGTCAGCTTTTCTCGAGTCCCGAGGTATCCATTTACGGATAACAGAGGACAGAAGATAGGAAGACGCAAATTCGCGATACGAGCAACCAGGAAATGGTAGAAAAGAGAAATCCTCAATCCGACCCATAACCTGTTTAACGTCAGCATAAACGGCACTGTAAAGAGCATCAGGACTAAGGCCCATGTTGCTTCTCCAGAACGTTCCATTAGGGATCTCCTATTGTATCACTACAGAAGGAGGTACAGAACTAGTATCCCTACTAGATCTGAACACCTA